GGATATATTGAAGATAGACGACCTGCATCAAATGCCAATCCATATGAAATCATCAAAGTTATTTCAGAAACTATTGAGATGGCAAATGAACTTGCGGAAACTACTCATAGAATGTATAGTAATGTTGATATGAAAAATTTTGATGAATTAGCAAAAAAATACAATGGGATTTTAACAAGTGAGGAATTACTAAACGAATATAAAGAAGATTAATGGAAAAAGAATGTGTATGTGGTGCTAACGTACTTTGTATGTGTCCTCCACCAAAAATGGAACAAGTAAATCATCCTCAACATTATGGAGGGGAAGATAATCCTTATGAGGCAATTAAGGTGATAGATGCTTGGGAATTAGGTTTCTCATTGGGTAATACAGTAAAGTATATATCAAGGGCGGGTAAAAAAGATTCCGACAAAGAACTTCAGGACCTTAAAAAAGCACTATGGTATTTACAACATCACATTGAACAACTTGAGAAAAAATGAAAAAAATAATTAGTAAAATTTACAATATGTTTTCTTTATTAGAAAAAGAAAAGATTAATGCAATGACTCATTGTGGTAATGGGTTTAATTAAAAAAATATGATAGAAACGGGAAAAATAATAAATGGGGATTGTGTTGAAGTAATGAAAACACTTCCTGAAGGATGTATTGATTTGGTGGTTACAAGCCCACCATACGGAGTTGGCATTGAATATGATGTTCATGATGATGATTTTGAATTTGAAGACTATAAAACGTTCGCTAAAAATTGGTTAAGTGAAACTTACAGAGTACTTAAAGATGATGGACGTATTGCGTTAAACATTCCTTACGAAATCAATAGACAAAAGAAAGGAGGTCGAATTTTCTTTGTTTCTGAGATGTGGCAAATAATGAAAGAGTTAGGGTATGGGTTTTTTGGAATTATTGACCTTGAAGAAGAGTCCCCGCATAGAAGTAAAACAACCGCTTGGGGTTCTTGGATGAGTCCCAGCTCACCATATATCTATAATCCAAAAGAGTGTGTAATTTTAGCTTACAAAAAACACCACATTAAAAAGGTTAAAGGAGAGCCTCAGTGGAAAGGAACACCGACTGAAATTGAACAGGAGGATGGAACCATAAAAAAGAAAGTTATATATGAAGAAAAAGATAAAAAAGACTTTATTGGACTTGTTTATGGTCAGTGGAATTATTTCGCTGATACTAAGTCCCTCACCAAAGCAACATTCTCAATGGATATCCCAACCAAGGCGATTAAGATATTATCCTACAAGAACGATGTAATTTTGGACCCATTCGCAGGTTCGGGGACAAGTTTAGTCGCTGCCGAAGTTTTAGACAGAAGGTGGTTAGGAATTGAGTTATCACCTAACTATTGTAAAGTTTCTGAAGCTAGAGTAAACTTATTTAAAGGTTTAGAACAAATAAAAGAAATCCCACAGTTATAAGTGGGATTTTTAATTTATATAGGTATTTATAATAAAACATTTTCTAATGAATAAATCTTATATAAATGAATCTGAGTTTAGAAACAAATTAGTCCAACTGTACAAAGAGGAACAACTTAATTATGTTAATGAAAAATGGGAAAAATTACCAGGTAAAGATAGAACCTTTGTAATTGAATCTTTAAAATCAATATACCCTGAAAAATCTCACCTTTTAAAAGAGTCAAGATGGTATAATACTGTGGGTGATGTGGTAGGTGTTTTTGACCCTACAGGTATTGTTGACCTTATAAATGGTATCAGTTATTGGAGACAAGGAGATAAGTTATTTGCAATCCTTTCTTGGATTTCTGTATTACCTTTTCTTGGTGATGTAATTGCTAAACCTGTTATTGGAATCTTAAAACTTGGAGGTGATTCGGTTAAAATGTTTAAAGCCGCAACAATTGCGGGTGACGCGGTTAAAATAGCTGAGACCGCTAAAGCTGCGGGAGGACCTGTTGCAAAATTTGTGTCTGAAACACCAAAATGGAGTACAACCTTATTAAATAAATTAGGGGGAAGTAGTAAAGTTTCTAATGGAATGATGAATGGTGTTAAAGATTATGTTAAAGTATTTGATGACGCGGGTAAATTAATTAAAACGGAGAAAGGAGCTATTAACGTAGTTAAAGATGTTAGTAAAATTGGAAAAGGTGTTAAAATTGAAAAACCACTTGCCGCAGCTGAAAAAGTTGAATTAGGGGTTTTAGCGAAACAAAACCCTGTTAGAATATTTAGAGATTACGGAACAGGTAAGAATAGTTGGTTAAGTTTTATGAAATCGGACGCGAGTTTAATGTCAAAAATCGGTGCAGGTGTCCCAAGAATTTTTGGGGGTAACCCAGCTACAAGGTCTTTGATGAAAAGAACTAAATTTTATGCGGGGTTTTTAGATTGGTTAGGTATTGGAAATTTTGTTGGTCCTGATGAGGTTGAAAAAATGTACCCTGATGCCGCAAAACAGTATGAACAATACGCTCAATTACCCGAATCTCAAAAATTATGGTCTCAAGAAATGGGAGGAACTGTTGCACCACCACCACCCACTATCACACCACCATCAGAAACTTCTACAGGTGGAAGTGGAGGAATTGACCCTGTGTCATTATTAACTAAATTATTTATTTAAGGATAGTGAGAAGAATCATTAAAGAAAGTGGTTTAAGGGATATAAATAAAATTGCGAATCGATACCCAAAGGCGGAGATTTATTTTCACCAAGATTTAGACGGAGTTACCACCGCAATTGCAATGAAAAAATATCTTGAGGATAATGGGATTAAAGTAGTTGATGCTCATGTAATTCAGTATGGTGACAAAGAGTTTTCAGTTAAGAAAAACGACGCTCAAGGAGATGTGATGCCAGTCCTTGTTGATTTTGCACATGGAAAACCAATGTTTGTTATTCATACTGACCACCATGATAGACAAGCGGGAGCTGAAGACACTAAATCAACATCGTTTAGACACTCAAGGTCAAATGTTGAAACAATATCACAAGTAGTATCCCCAAAAGAAATATTCCCTGAAAGTGACATATTACTAATCTCGACTGTTGATTCCGCTAACTTTGCAATGAATAATATTTCAGTTGACCAAGTAATTAATTACTTATTCAAATTAGATAAGGATTCTTCGTTATCTAAAAATAAAATGGCTTTAGGTTTAGTCGCAAATAAATTATTACTAGCTTTTAAAAACAAACCAGGGTTCTTAGAAGAACTTGTAATGAAATGTACTCCATCGTTAATGAATATACTACAAAACATTAAACGAATAATGGTGGAGAAGGGATATACAACAATCCCACAATTAGAAAAGAATAAAGAAACTTACATCCAACAAATGAAGAACCACCCTGATGTTAAAGTTCAGGGTAATATTATAGTTCAATATGGTGGAGGTAGAATGACATCACCTGGGTCTTATGACCGATATACACCATTTAAAAATAACCCTGAAGCGGATTTCATTGTTATTGCTTGGCCATTAGGATTGGTTCAGGCTTCTTGTAACCCTTATAAAAAGGAAAGAGAATTAAAAGGTGTAAATTTAGGTGAGATAGCCCAAGACGTTCTTTCTAAATGGGAAGGACAATTAAAAGAAAGACAAATACCTTTGTCAACAATTAAATGGATTTCAGAAAGGTCTAAAGGTTTTGGCCCTGAATCTGTAGGTTTTACCTTTAAAGATTTTGTGGCTTTATATGGTGATAACTTTAAATCAATGGAAAATGGTAAAGACTATTTAACTCATATTGGTAAAATGATGGAAATCCCATTCACGGAATTACCTGAAGAACATATGAAAATGTTGGATGATATTACAATCAACGCTTGGGACCTAATCCAATCTAATAGTGGTGGGCATAAGTGTATTACTAATATTTCAGGTTTAAGTTATTTAGGTCGAGGTAAAAGACCACCAAAAGGTAAATACAAATACGATGCGGAAAGTGATGATTCACCTTATGTGAAATTTACTAAAATGATTCAGAATGAATTCGTTAGAGTTTTACAAGATAAAATTAATAATGGATAACATCACCATCTTTAATTCCTAATTTTTTACAAGTACCACCTTTAAGTTCTAAGATAGTGTCTCCTTCACCTACATAAGTTGGACAGTCTTCTGATTTACATGGAGGACAATCGTGATGGATTTTAGTAATTTCATTACCATCTATGAATATAATATCTAGTGGTATTATGCACTTTTTCATCCAAAAACCATGTTGACCTTCATCCATTAAAAATAACATACCGTTAAAGGTAGAATCAAAATCACGACCCATCATACCTTTTTGAGTGTCCTTTTGGTTAATAACCGTTTTGACTTTAAATTTATTATTTTTTATCTTTAACACCATACTTATAAATATATCAACAATTGTAATGAAACAACCTAAGAGATATGCTGGAATTATTATTAAGAACGGAGACGAGGTTTTAATGTGTCAACGCAATTATGATGGTGATATGCCAGGACAATGGTCCGTACCTTGTGGTCATTTACATGATAATGAAAATGCAATGGTCGGAGCAAAAAGAGAATTTTTTGAAGAAACCGATTATAAGATAAATGGAGGTGTTAAGTTAGTAGGTTTTATGAACGGTAAAACTAAAGGTGAAAACGACTCTGAAGGTTTATTTTATGTGTTTTTACATGAAACTGATGAGAAAGTTATACCTGACTTAGAAAACGCACAAGATGGACATGAACATATTGACTGGGGTTATTTTAAGTTAAACAATTTACCTATTGGTAAAAATACACAGTTACATGGTATTATTGAAAAAATTTTAAAATAAACACGATTTTTAAAAAAATGTAAGATATTTATATCCTACATAGCCCCAACAACCCCTTTCTTTAAGTTGGTAGTAATTAACCCTAACAAATTTAGTCATTTGTTAGGGTTTTTTCATTTATTTTATTACCTTTGTTTTTATGGGTAGAACATATATTGAAAATAGAAAGGTAAGGTTTGAATATCACATTTTAGATACCTATATTGCAGGTATTGTATTACAGGGTACCGAGATAAAATCTATACGTAACGGAAAGATTTCAATGAACGACTCGTTCTGTTACTTTAATAATGGTGAATTGTATATCAAGAACATTTTAATTTCTGAAACTAAAGACGCTTTTACCCATAGTGCTAAGAGAGACCGAAAACTATTACTTAAGAAAAAAGAATTGAATAAGTTGAGCGATAGTTTGGTTAAAGGTTTAACTATTTTACCATATAAAATTTTCATGAATGATAGAGGTATTGTTAAACTTGAAATCGTTTTAGGTAGAGGTAAAAAGCTCTATGACAAAAGAGAAACAATTAAAGAAAGAGATATAAATAGAGAACTTAAAAAAGAATATTAATATGGAAAAAAGAAGTGTGCACTACGGAGACGTATCAAAATGGATTGAAAAGGTAATTGATTCTTGCGAGACATACCAACAGACATTTACTGTTAAAAAATTGATTAGTAATTTTGCAAAACAATTAAAAACTAAATCTCCAGATAAATACTGGAACAGTTATCAATACACAGTTATTGACCCACTTAATGATTTGTTAATAATTAAACGACAATCTTTTATAAATAAATCTGAATAATATTTTTGGTGGTGTAAGTTTTTTTACTATCTTTGTATTCTACAAACGGATACAAGAACCCTCACGCCATGACACATAAAGAACTACAACAGAAACACCTTAAAGAGACTATCGCTAGCGTACAAAAAAATGCCGATAACTTTAAACAAGAAAGAGACAAACTAGAAACTGAGTGGGAAACGTACTTCAAAGAAGTTATTAAACATTCTCCCGACTTCCAACTAAAGAGAACACCAAGAAAAAACACTTGGCAAGTGCAACCTTATATTGTTGGGGTTGATGGGTCTTACAATTACAATTCTCAAAGAGTGTTGGTAGGGGAAATTTCCGCTGAATATAATGATATGGAAATCTTATATACTGGTAATTTACCTGAAGGTGAGAACGGTAGAATTCGAGTACTTGTCGAAGAACATAAAACAAACCCAAGAGGTTCTTGGAGGACAGTTAGTCATGGTTTTAAACTTAAAGTTGTTTGTGGTTATGATGACGATAAGAAATACTACAAAACAGGTCGACCTGTAGTACAAAAAGTTCAAGACTATGTCCAAGGTCTTTGGAATACGTTCAACCTGAAACAAAAACAAGCCGACCTTAAGACAAGAGCGTTTAAATTAGCTTTCGATAAATATTGGGGAATTAATACTGATATTAATTTTGGTGGGAGAAGTGCTGACGGAATTTCAAGTAATCACGACCAACTAGTTGTTAAACACAGTAATGGAAGTGCTATTGTTCTTTCTTACCATGAGATTAACGATGAAATCCAATTCAGAGTTCAACGTACTTACATGGGAGATAATACAACTGATTCTATTGTTGAAGCATTAGGAAAAATGAAATAATAATTGTATATTTGTTTAAATAAAAAAAATAACTATGAACACTTCATCTTATAATATCAGAATCGAGAGCGAAAAGTTTGGTAAATTAATTAATGAAACCTTCGTTGACTCAATACAATTCAAAATCTTTTTGAAAATGGTTCACGGATGTCTTGAACTTAAAAATGACTTAACGTTCTTTAACGGAGTAGATTTCTTGGTTCACGTACCTTACAAGTATCTTGCAGAATCAATTGTGTTGACTTCTATTGATACGTTCACTTTGGCGGACCACGCTAAAAGTAAAATCGAAGCTTTAATAACTAAATAATTTTGAGTATGGAATGGTTAATCGCAATAGGTATAACACTGTATGTAATTTATAGATTTTGGAAGATGATTCTAAAATGGTTGTTGATTGGAACTGCGTTTTTGTTTATCTTTTTGGTCATAAAGATTAAAACTTCTTTTGATAGTGTTACAGGTCAAGAACCCACTAAAGAAAAAGTTGAGGTTGAGAGAGTTGTTAAATGTTTTGAATAAAAATAACGTTTCCTTGTTCGTAAAATAAGGTGGTGGACTGCCGTAATCGGCCCCAAGGGAGAGTAATATCTCCCTTTTTTATTTTTATGATATTTATTGTTATGGGTAATATATTAATAACAGAAAAACAATTAGAAGAGTTAGTAAAAACAATTAAAGAAACCCCTGAAGAGGAATTAGAAGAAGGTTTTTTAGGTGATTTAGGTAGAGATATCGGTACCTTAAGATTTGGTAACATTTTCGCAGGACTGAAAGGAACTTTTAGTGGTAAGGGTTATAGTTTAAACCGTAATATGAACATTATTAAAAATTCTTTAAGAAAGTTAAAAAATTCTGAAAGAACAATGTTATCTGTTATGAAAGAATTAAAACACGTTGAAGTTGAGTTTAGTGAGTTAGAGACAAACAATGAGGTTGCTTCAAACATTATAAGTAATTTAAGGTCCTTAATTTCAAATTACGAGGGTTATAAACACGCATCAAGAAACTTATAGAACATTGTCACAACTTATTACGAAACTGAAGATAAAGGTAAAGGTAAGGGTAAAAGTTCAGGTTCTGAAAAGTTAGTTAACCCTACACCTAAAACTTATAATACAGGTTTGTCGTCAGCATCTACCCCTTTAATAGGAGGAACTTCTTCAAATACACAACCATCTGTGACTCAAACAACAACCGCAAATAGTCCCGATAAAATAACAGAAAAAGAAAATTTTTTTAGAGATTGGATATCAGGTGAATATAAATTGGCTAATGATAACATGATTTATTATTTAACGATTACTAAAAAATGGGAAGTTCGTAAATCTGGAGGAACTTTTGACCCTTTAAAAACTACGTTATCAAAAGATAATTACGAG